GGGCGAATTGAAGGCGTTGATTGCGGCAGACCCGCGATTGGCGCTTGACGAGGTAAGAAGCGCAGGACGCAAGCACATTGCCCGCGTGGTGATTGATGATGATCAGATGGGTGAGATCTCGATAGAAGAGGCCATCGCGGAGAAGAAAGCGCCCAAGGCAAAACTAACATGGCGGTCGGAGAAAGCGCGGGACATGAATATGCACCGCGACCCCAGCGAGCCGATAGCGGCGCTTATGGACGCCACGAGCCTGAGCGAATTGAAGGCGTTGATTGCGGCAGACCCGCGATTGGCGCTTGACGAGGTAAGAAGCGCAGGACGCAAGCACATTGCCCGCGTGGTGATTGACGATGATCAGATGGGTGAGATCTCGATAGAAGAAGCCATCGCGGAGAAGAAAGCGGCTTTAACGCCCGCGAGCCTTGTTTCTTTCTTAAAGGAGGGATCCGGCACTAACTCTGTAAGCGCGAGCGAGCTAAAATACTCATTTGGGGGCACGGTTCAACAGCACACAAAAATGCTTACAAGCATGGTTCAAGGGGGCGAGCTTGTGAAAGAGGGCAAACAGTACCGCCTGGCGGAGGAGAACGCTTCGACGGCCACCGAATCAATCCTAAGCAAGATTACACCCGAAAAAGTGATGGATTTTGTGACCCCCGGCAAAGGCCCACTTGCCGCCAGTAACGCCATAAGTATTGATGATGCTTTATTCTACTTGGGCGACGATGGGCAGGAAGGGTATTCGGTTGAGCAGGGCCGTGAAGTAAAAACGCCTTTGCGAAAAGAACGGGAGGCGCTTGTCAGGCAAAAGCTGGACGAGATGGTGCAGCAAGGGACGCTAAAGAAAATTGGGCCAGAGGCATACGCACGACCAGATTTCGGCACAAAACCTGCGGGCGAGAATGAGTATTTTAGCGATTCTCCGTATCGCACATAAAGCTAAGGGGTGATTGAAGGGACGGAATTGAAATGGACGAGGACCGTAGAGCTATCTTGCTGCCTCCTGGCCGTGATACTGCTCGCAATAACCATATGGACAAAAACCTGATTTGCTTCGAGTGCGATCATCGCCAGAAAACGCCGGGATTTTGCGAAAAGTGCGGTGGCAGCACCGAAGAAATTGAGTTTTGGTATGGACCGGATTTTGTGAATGTCGGAAGTAGTAGCCCAACTTTTATCTAGTGCCGAAGGACGGCGGGCGCTCAGCTTAGAGAGCCCTACGTTCTTCGACACATTCTATTGCAGTATGCGATGGGCCGCACACCGCGAGAATTGGCTAGAGACTTTCCACACCACCATCGCTTCGGCAAAAGAATCAATGGACAAGGCCAGATGCCTGATCCTCGCTCCGCGGGACCACGGCAAAACCGAGGCCGCGGTGACGCTCACATCCTGGGCGATATGCACAAACCGCGACATTCGAGTGCTCTGGATTTCTGAGAGCTTGGGCCAGGCCGAGAAACGGATGCGCCGTGTTAAGAGCCTGCTCGAATCCGAGCGGGTGGTCGAAGACTGGTGCAGCTCACCAGAGAGCGGGTTCGGACCCTTTTTGCAGGCGGACACAGACCGCTGGATGGCCACCCAGGTCTACGTCGCCCGCCAACTCAATAGCGTGGACCCTACGCTCGAAGCTGTGGGCAGTGGTGGGGCGATTACTGGTGGTCACTTCGACCTGATCATTTGCGATGACATCGAGGATGACAAAACGGTCTACACTCAAGGCCAGCGCCAAAAGACCCGTGAGTGGTTTCGCGGCACCATCGGGCCGATGCTCGTGCGCGGGGGCACGATGATTGTTATTGGAACCCGCAAGCACCACGGGGATCTCTATGGGCATATGCTGACAGACCCTACGTGGCGGGTTATCTCGGACAAGGCAATTTTGACGTGGCCGGATAAGTACAGATTCGAGCTAGAGAAAGACGCTCGCGGGCGCGAGGTCATTACAGGCGTCATTGTCGAGGGCGAGCCCGAGGTGCTCTGGCCCGAAGAACGGGATATTGAATATCTGTTGCGCGAGCGCCAGGCCATCGGTCAGGTGTTATTTTCGCGAGAATTTCAGAATGAAGTCCAGGATGACAGTGCAGCAGCGTTCCGCATGGCGTGGCTCAAAGCCGCGATGGAGCGGGGAAAGGATCTGAGCTTCTACGAGATCCCAGACGTGACGGGGCTCGACGTTGTCCAGGGATGGGATCTCGCACTGGTCACGGACGCGAAGCACGCCGAGAACCGCGACACTGACTACACAGTGGGGATTACCTGGGCGCGTGACAATGACGGGAACCGCTATCTGATGGGCATTCGCCGCGAGCGCGGCCTTACGCCCGCGCAGCTCGAAGGTATCGTGAAACATGAATTTCACAAATTTGGGCTGCACGTCCGCAACATCGCCGTCGAGAAAAACAATTTTGGCGAGCTGATTTACCTGGGCCTACAGAAATCAACAGACCTACCCCTCAAGCCGCATATCACAACGGGTAGGGCGAAAGCCGACCCCTGGGAGGGCGTGCCCTCGCTAAGCGTGTTATTCGAGAACGGAAAAGTGATTCTACCGTCAAAGACAAAGGAAGACCGCGAAATGCTGGAGCCTTTGATCAATGAATTGTGGGGTCTCGGTCGCGAAACGCACGACGATACTGTAATGTCTCTTTGGATTGCAGAGACAGTTTTGCGAAAAAGCTCATTTGTTCATCGTGTGAGCTTTGACGACAATGCTGAATTTAACGCGGCGGCGGACGACCGCTTACGACAACTCTACGGGGAGGATGCTCAGGGGGAGGTGCTTGATGACGAAGATGCCACCAACCCCCTAAGTGCATTTTGGGCGACGGTTCCCTGGAGAAGGTAGGGGTATATATATGAGGATAAGCACGATTACAACAACGGTCACGACCGCGGCTGATGGTAGCGCCACTCAGACGTTTTATCGCGGGGATTTGCCTCGCGACCCATCGCTCTGCGAGCTGCAAATAAGCTTTACTTGCGCGGACGCGAACCCCACTGCCACCGTGAATATTTTGCCAGTGGGGGATAGGGCGGGGTGGAAGCAGCACGCCGCGGGTATCAGTGAGAGTGATACTGTCATGATCCAGTCTCCAACGATACAAGCGTTTCAGCTTGTTTTCGCAGGCGGCGGGGACACGAAAGACACCATCGTCACAACGACAATGAGGTCTAAGAGCATCTGATGGCCACCCTCGTCGAAACAAAAGACGGGGTTATATCGGCATCGGGCAGAGTCTCGCTGCTACCCCCTGTGGCCACTTTGGCCACTTTGGCCGCAACCCCCGTCTACGGGCTAACCAATGGCATAGGTGCGTTGGTCCTTGGACAAGAAGATTACTATATCTGGATTGCGACCTCGACACATACGCCCGACGGGGCCAGCGTCATCCTTCCGGCCAGTTACAACCCTACAACCCCCTCAATGGGGAGGTGGGTCCGCGAGATTGAGAAAGCCCTGCCTGACGGCGTGGCCACTCTGGATAGTGACGGCGTCCTAGAACAGGCGGCGAAGAAAGTCTATGCTCAATCCGAGACATTAACATGGGATGCGCTTGCCGATGGGATGCCCGTCGTGCGGAGCGGACCCACGATTGCATCAGGCGTACTGACGCAAGCGGTCACCGCGAGCACTACGGATATACCAAGTGCCGCGGCGGTTAAAACATTTGTTGAGGCCCAAGCCAGCGCGGGCGGTGCGCTTACAGTAGTGTCCAAGACTGCGGATTATACAGTCTTGGCGACGGATAGCGTGATTTACGGTGATCCTGGTTCGCAGGCAACGATCACGATTACACTCCCTCAACCTTCGACGGTTGGGAGCGGGAAGGAGTATCGCGTAAAACATATAGGGACGAGCAATTCTGTAATTGTCGACACTAGCGGGGGCAACATTGATGGAAATAGCGCGGGCGAAACTTTGACGCCGCTCGAATCAACTACAGTAGTCTGTGATGGTACTGACTATTGGATCCACTAGGAGAGACCCATGTCCCATAAGTTTTTTAAGTCGAATGTTGAAGCATCCGACATTATTTCAGGAACCGTCGCCGCTGCGCGATTGCCCACCCTTGACGCGATAAGCACCGCCGCGGCGGATCTTGCAATGGGCGCTAACGCCATAACAGGATTGAAAGATCCGTCCGCCGACCAAGACGCTGCGACTAAGAAGTTTATCGAAGATAACTACGATACGAGTACGTCGGTCGCGAGCACGTACTTGACGCAGTCGAGCGCAACCAACACGTACTTGACGCAGTCGAGCGCAAGCGCAACCTACGCCACCACGGGCTACGTTAGCTCTGCAATCGAAGGCATCGACCCCAAAGAGATTTGCGAAGCCGCTACGTCGTCTTCGAGCGATACTCTAGGGTTCACATGGTCCGCGGGAGAGTACACAGAGTCAAGCGCGACTGGCGCATTGTCCATCGACGGGGTCACGCTCGCAAATGACGACCGTGTCCTGGTCAAGAACGACTCTACCGCCGCGCAGAACGGCATCTATGTGTGCTCCAACATTGACGGCTCTAGCGCGGTCAAGCTTACTCGCGCCACGGATACCGACTCTGTAGATGGACTAGTCAATGCGTACACGTTCATTAAGACTGGCGGGACTCAGAACGCGGGTAAGGGGTTCGTCCAGACGACTCTAACGGGTTCAGGTGTTATCAATTCCTCAGGTATAGGATTTACGCAATTCTCATCGTCGGTATCGGCGTTGACTTCCGAAGAAGTACAAGACATCGCAGGGGCCATGTTCTCATCGAACACCGAGACGGGCATTACTGCGGTATATCAAGACTTCGATGGCACAATTGATCTAACGGTTGCCGACCTAACGGTGGATGGTGACACGGGCTCAACCGCCATGTCCCCCGGCGATACCCTCAAGTTTACGGGCGGCACCAACGTCCAAACATCCATGAGCGGTGATATTCTCACTATCTCGTCCACCGACACCGACACTCAGCTCTCCCAAGAGCAGGTTGAGGACTTCGCTGGACCTTTGGTGGCGACTGGCGGCACCAAGACTGGCATCACGGTGACTTACGACGATGTCAATGGCGACATGGACTTTGTTACCGAAATCACAGCCGGGAACATCAGCAGCCACGCGATCACATCAGGGACGATCAATAACTTCGCTGTGACCAGCGTGCAATCATCTAACCCTGGGATCAGCGCCAACATTGCTAGTGGCACTCTTACTCTCGACATGGACGACAACCCTGCTATCTCGATCAGCCAGGGCGCAGGTTCCACTAATTTCTTGGTCGCCTCCCACACCATCCCGTCCACGGCTGACGGCCCAAAGCAGATGTACTGCTTCACGACAAGCACCGGCGATTTGACGCTCACGTTACCTCGTGCGGGCACACAATACGCTCCCGTCGGCACTTCCTTTGTCGTCAAACTGCTGAGTACGGGCGGTGGCGATGTGACTGTGGCACGGTACAGCACTGACAAGGTAGACACCGTGGCTTCTGATGTCACCCTGGACACCGCGGGCGAGGCTCTCCGGTTCACAGCAATAGCCGACTCGGGTAATGGTACAACCACTTGGGTCATCAGCTAACCACCTGATCGGAGTACGTCCGCATGGCATTTAATAAGGCATTCACGAAAATTCAAGTGAGCGGCCAAGGCGACGTTGATGCGGACGTACACACCGATGATCTGACCTTTGTGGCTGGATCAAACATGACCATTACCACGCTTGGCGACGTGATCACGTTCACGTCGGCAAGCGGGGGTTCTGGTGGGGACGTAGTGGACGATACGACGCCGCAACTCGGCGGCGACCTAGACGTTAATGGCAAGACAATTGCGTCGGTCGTTAACGGAGATATTACAATCGCTCCACACGGGAGCGGTGACTTGATTCTTGACGGCCACAAGTGGCCGCAGACCGATGGCACTAATGGCCAGGTACTTACAACGGACGGCGCAGCGCAATTGTCCTGGGCCTCCAGCAGCGGGTCTGGTGGGTTAGCTCTCACCACGGCGACCGCCACATTCGATAAAGATACTTCTTTCTGGTCAACGCTCACGGGCACAAGCCAGTACGGAGAAGTGCAATGGGACACGGGGATTAATTTACCGGCCAGCGCGGTGGTCATCGGGATCACTTGCCAGGTTACCACCGTGTTTAACAACATGGCGGGCTACGAAGTGGTTGGCCCGTTCTACGCGCCGACATCGACGCGGGTTTCCCTCCTAGGTGGACATTATTCGGGCAGCTATGGGATTTCCTCCTACTACTCTGGGCAGATCCTCAATGTGGTAGGGACGGCGACAATGGGGATCCCATATGTGAATGGGACATCAGCGGTGGATCTAAAGTTGAATTTTTACCACTCGGCATATAGTACGCCCACCGCTCCGACACTGGGCGCGGCGACGGTAACGGTTCATTATTTGAGCTAGGGGAGGCGGCAAATGATCTCGGGGATCTTTTTTATTGCGAGCGGGGTATCCTTTCCCGCAGTTTTGGTCCGCGACCTGGGAGGCGGGAGCCTTCTGATTTGCGTTTTTACGGAAAATGGGCCAGAAATACGAACGGCCACAGACGACACAACGGAACACCCTGGTGTGTTCATTAGGGATTAGACATGAGCAGATCCGCATTGTACGCATTCGCCAAGTCGGCGGGCATTGATGTTCCAGCCGAATACCTGGGGCCACAACCCACGGCCCGCGAGCAGCTCGATGCGCTCTACAAGGCGTGCTCCGTTTGTGAAGCCGCCGAAAAAGCGAAAAAGAAAAAGAAAAAGGGCGATGACGACGAAGATGACGACTACGAGAAGTCGTTTTTCACCGCCATTGTCAAAGGCAAGTCGACAAAGACCCTGGTAACGGCCAAGGACTTCGAGGAAGCGGGGGCCTTTGATGATCTGGACGATGAGAAGCCCGAGCCCGAGCACGATTGCGCCAAAGCCCACCCTGATCAATCCCATGATGAGTGGGCGAAAACTCAGAGCGCCAAGAAAGCCCTGATCGCCTTCGCGGATTTGCAAAAAGGGGATGACCCTTATGACGATGACGACGACGATGACGACGACGACGATGACGACGACGACGATGACGAGGCCGCAGCCGAAGTAAAAGCCGAAGCCAAGAAAGCCCTGACCGATTTTGCAAATCCTGACATAATCAAAGCGCGTAACCGATGGGCAACAGGCGGCGTATACAGCGGCAAGGGCAAGCGCAAAGGGAGCCCTGGACACTACACCTACGATTACGGAGAGGCACCCGCGGGTGCCCGTAGTGGTGGGCTGGAAGCGGCCAAGGCTCTCAAAAATAAGCTCCGCCGGGAATTAAGACACCTGTCCCAAAAGACAGATGAAGCATCTCATGGAATGCGCTATGTGCCTGCTTTTGAGGACCAACGCACTCCTGAACAACAGAAAAAGTATGATGCTTCAAAAAAGAAGACCGTTGTGGCACGAGCCGAAGAGGATGCGGCACAAGCGAAATTTAACGAGGCTTACTCCCGGTACCAAGATCTTCTGAAAGAATCCAAACAGGAAACTGCCAAAAAAGCCCTACTCGCTTTCGCGGACCCGGACTTGGTGAAGCGGGTAAAGACAGGTAAGGCGTACCAGGGCAAGGGCAAGCGGATAGACGTGGGCGACACGTATCGGTACGAGTACGACGAGCCCAAGGGAGGCAAGAAGCCACGCGGGACGCAGGACGAGGCAGCGGGCACAGAGAAGACTAAAAGCGAAAAGAAAGGCACAGCGGCGAAATCCCCGCCGATGAGCCCAAGCACTCTGCCCGTTGACGCAGATGCGGGTAAGGGAATGCCGTCCACGGCGGCAGAAAAAGCACTAACTGAGCAATACAATCTATCAGTGGTGGGGGATGACGTAGGAGCCGCTGCGGACATCGCAAAGCGCGTTCTCGAAGGCATCGGAAAAGCGGGCGATGTGTGCAAAGTTTCGCCGCCTGTATGCGAGGGCAACTTGGGCATTCCGAGGCATGATATGCCTCAGATCCTTGATGATCCATTGAGCAAGCTCAAGGGCCATAAGAAAGACGGCTGGAAGTACGATGCGGCGGTAGCTGCGGGCGCGGACCCCGACAACGACAAGCCTATGCTGCAACAGATGATGGAGGCTCTGAAAGAAAAAGGGGTTGAGATCACGACGGGGAATATACCCGTGGGCAAGCTGATGGCAACCCAGGCCGAGATTCAAGGGCCGAAGGCGTTGTCGATGGCCCATTCCCATCTGACGGGGTCTTGGACCGATGGCTCTGGGAAGGCTCACCCTGTAGATTTGACTGGCGATCCCATCATCGTGACCAAGCCCAATGAGGACGGTAAGTCTTATATTCTGGACGGGCATCATCGGTTCGCTGCGATGCTGATGATTTCGCCAGAGCGTGAGTTTCAGACGGTCCAGATTGATATGTCGATGCCCGAGCTGCTCGACTTTGCCGCTGATATGCCTGGAGTTTTCCGCGCTGACATTGATGATAATGTCGTGGCAGGGGACAAGCCGGATTACCAGGGCTACGCCGCCAGGGTCGAAACAGGCGGCGAAACCAGTGACGACGATGCCGCCCTTGCAGCGGTCACCGCTTCGCAAGACCGTGGCGGCAACCAGTTGCGCCGGTCTCAAGATCTGCTATTGGACTTCGCAAAAAGGAGGTAGCTGTGAGCGATTACTCAGAGTTGCTCAAGGCAAGCTCGAAAAGCGCAAAGCGCAAGCGCAAAGTCAAGGCTGCAAAGAAGCAGGCGAAGCGTGAATCTTCGGGATGGAAGCCCCCCGCAGGATATTCGGCCATTCCGAAGTCTAAAAAGGGAGGCTATCGAAAGATGGTCGGCGGCAAGTGGGATTACAAGTATCCGCCCGTGGGGCAGCAGGGGCAGCAGGTATCTGCTCCAGGGGATCTGGAGACCGCGGCGAAGGTGCTTCGCGACGCCCCCAAGGTTGCCAGCAAGGCCGCGAAAACAGCCGCCTCATTATCTCAAAAGTTGGCCAAAGTATCTCGCGCCTCGGGGGGCGCTGTTTTCGCTGCGCTGCACGAAGTAGGCGCATGGTATAAAGCAAAGCATCACGAGATTGAAGAAGCTATACACATGGCTAAGGTCGCCAGTGATTTTTCAGTTGATCCTGGGCAAGCAGTTGACCTGATGCAGACCCTTTCTCAGATGGTCATGGCCCTCGACCTGGATGACGATGACGAATGATGGATTACGAAGCCGTTATGCTCAAGGCCACCCGCGGGCAAGCCTATCGCGGCAAAGGCAAGCGCCTTCAAACCGCCGACGGCTATCGTTACATTTACGAAAAGCCGAAGCGGGGACGAGCCTCGAAGCTGGGCATCTTACTCCAGGGGCTCACGCAGCTCTGGCAACCAGGACAGTCTAAGACCAAGGACACGGGCGCTCGCGCCCGAGGGCTCCTATCTGCGGACTTTTGGCATGGCATCGTCAAGGCCACTGACCTGGACGCGCTGCGTTATCTTCGCGATTTTCTCACAGCTCACCAGACGAAGGGCGAGCGCAAGGAATCGCAAAAGCCCGCAGCCAGTCCAAAGAGTAAAGACCCGCGTGTCGACACGCCTCCTGCGCCCTGGGAGTCAATGGCCCATGTGCTACGTCATTTGAACCGACGCATTGCGAGCTTGGAGGCCGATCAGGTCGTTGAACAGCAGGGGTTGTTTGCAGAACCCGAGCCCATCGCGGAGCCCGAGCCCCCCGAGCCCCCAATCGCGGGAACCGGCAGAGTCGGGATGACCGTTGAGCAGCTCATCGCAGACCAGGACCGTCGAGCTGCTGAGAAAGAACAAAAAACTGCGGAAATGCAAAAACTCATATCCGAGGGGACGGTTGAGTTTAGCGATGGAGCAGGACACCACGCCTCAATCACGCCCGAGCCCGCCGAGCCGGGGCGATGGCGCACAACCCGATATGATGATCAGGGGATTAGCGGGCACACCGTATTCGATGCGCCTGAGTTGGCCATAGCGCGATTGATCGAGGACGGCCAGACCACCCCGGCCCCTGGCACGTTGGATCAATTTGGGGCGTTACAGCCCGAGCCCATCGCAGCCCCCGAGCCCATCGCGGAGCCTGAGCCCATCGCGGAGCCCGAGCCCATCGCGGAGCCCGAGCAGCAAATTACGGTAGGGGCGTCCGTTTGGGTCAAAGACGGAAATGGGATCTCTCCAGCGAAGGTCATAAAGGTGCGGCCTCACCCACGTTGGGGGGTATCATACGACCTGGAGGTATTGACAGGCCCATCCCGAGGGCAGTTATTCGGGCGAAGCGCGGAGCGTTTGTCCGCACGAGAAACACATACGGCCCACCATCAGAGTACGTCGATAAGCGAAGCGAAAGAGCTGTCCGAAGGAAAGCCGTTTCGAGCGCCCCATTACTCAACGAGCGCAGCCGCAATTAAGGGCGAAGTCTCCTTTGCTCAAGGCGGGATCTTACACCTGGAGCAACTCGAACAGTTTTCGGAAAAAGCGATTTCCGCAGTTGTTCGCGCTTTGATTGAAGCACCGGACGTGACGGTGACATGGAACACGGGGCAGGTGCTACAAGATTTGAATCGAGAAAGGTTAGCGCAGCATTTGCAGGCGCTAGGGCTCGAACCCGAAGAACCCGAGCCCATCGCAGCCCCCGAGCGCCCGTCCCTGGCCGAGCAAATGGCGACGGTTGGCGCTCCAGGTGTCCAGAGCAGTCTACCGCACCCTGATTTCCCCTTGGGCCAAGCCGAATGGGATCTTTTGGTCGCATTGCGCGAGGCTACCAGTTTTGACGAGCGAGACCGCTTGGTCGAGGCGAACGAAGACGCCGCGTGGAAGCTCCGAGAAAATACCTTGCTCAGTATCATGGCTAACGTCGTGAACGATGAGCGAGCGGACCAATTCTTTGAGCCGCCCGCACCGGCCGCGGAGCCCGCACCCGTGATCTACGGTGCCTACCATCGACCCGTAGCGTCCTCGACGGTCCCTAGAGGGTATTCAGGCATCGGTGCTCATCCCGACTTTGCCCACGGCACCGTAACTTATCCCCAGGCACTTGACCCCGAAGAAGCAAAGCGCATGAGCTTGCGGGAGATCCCGTCACCTGAGCGCAAAGAAGAGGTGATTCAAGAGGCCCTCGCTGACATGATGGAGGACCGGGACGATAACCTAGAGCTATTCGACGATGACCCCACCTACTTTGAGCGTATGGTCGGGTACGCCATCGACGACAACAACGTACACATGGACCGTAAAGAGCTTGCGGCAGAGGTTGCAAAGCGTCTGCGGGAGGCAGTTCTGAGCGAACCCGAAGATAACTTCGAGACCATGCCCGAGCCTGAGCCCGAGGTCTCTAGGCCGCGCTTTATGGACGCGGAAGGTCGTGTCGAGCCCGCGGTGCTTTACTCGATGCTCTACGAAGCGATGAAGGTAGATCCCCAGGTGCGTCTAACGGCCCAGGCGAACGATGAAGAGAATTTTATACACGGCGCGGCCCGTGTGATCTCCGGGAAAGCAACGGACTTGCTCGTCGAAGCCCTTGACCAGGACGTGCCCGAGAATATCCGCGAGCAGAATACAGAAGTCCTGAATCGGTTTATTGAAATTTACAGCTCTGAGTCGGGCAAGTACGGCGAGCAGAACCGCGAAGTATTGGAAAAACTGTACGCCGATCTACGGCCCCCCGAGCCCGCCCCGCAGGTCATTCGTGGGGAAGCGGAAGGCGAGCGTAGAGAGCGTGAGGCCCTGCGTCCGACGGAACCCGCGCCCCCGCGCATAGACCTGGCCAGCCACATGGGCAAGAAGATGACCAAAGGCGAGCGCGAGAAAGCGAATGCTCGCGCCCAGGAATTGGTGCAGTCGGGCCGGGACTTGACCGATGCGGAAAAGCAGGAGGTCGCTGAGTTTTCGGGCGACGGGGGTATTGGCTCCAGTCTGAACCAATACTTCACGCGGCCAGACATCGCTTCTGCGATGTGGTCGATGATGCAAGCTCATGGCTTACCCGAGAACGCGAAGGTGCTAGAGCCCGCTTGCGGGGCAGGCGTGTTCCTAGAGACCGCGCCCGAAGGGATGCAGCTCACAGGCGTTGAGATTGATCAGGGCGTGGCCGACGTGGCGAGTGCGCTGCATGGTGACCAGCACGAGATCCTTTCGGAGTCCCTCGAAGCTCATGCGCTGGTACGCGAAGGGCTAATGCCCGAATATCAGGGCGTGATCACGAACGCCCCGTTTCTTGCTCGCACGGGCGGTACTCAGCTACTCCACAAGCCTGAGATCGCGGTGGCCGACGAATACTTCGTGGACACGAGCCTGGATATGGTCGAGGACGGCGGGCTGGTTGCGATGATTGTACATGGTCGTGTTATGCACGGCCCCAAGGCCGCTTTTCGCAAAAAGCTACTGGCAAAGGCCGAATTGGTAGATGCCTTCCGTCTTCCCGAGGAAGCTTTCGCACACGCACACACCGCTCCTATCTCTGATGTCCTGATTTTCCGCAAGCGGGATTCTGCGGTAGCCGCGGCGCTTAAAACGGGCGGTGAGGATATGCTGCGGGCAGTGGACGCCTGGGACCAAGACTTTATTGACGGTAATTGGTTCGACGCCCACCCTGAGCGTGTGCTCGGAACAAAACTGAGTAAAGAAGAGACCGGATGGCGGGCGAAGATTACAGGCGACGCGGACACACTAGCCGCCCGAATGCTCGAATTGACGGAGGAAGGCGCGACTCCTGGTGAGGCCGGGACGCCTGTGACCTGGGCGCAGTTACAGGCATTGGCGGAATCAAGCGACGTGTTTGAGACCGCGATCAATCACGCGAACAGCCTGGAGGCAAAGACGCCGCCCGTCGATGGCGAGGTTAAAGTCATTAACGGCAAGCAGCATATCCTGGTGCGCGGGCGCTGGACGCCCGTTGACCAGGTAGACGTGGTGGCGCTGATTGATTCGAGCGATGAAGCGTTGACGCGGGCCATCGAGTCGAGCCGACTGGTGGCCAGCTTGCGGGACGCGGTTCTTGCGGGTGACTTCTTTAAGGCCCGAGCCTTGCGGCTTGAAGCATCCCAGGCCGTGAAGTCATGGTTTTTGGATTACGGACACCCGCTCGAACACAAAACGCTTGAGCTGCTGGCCAAAAAAGACCCCGCGGTCAATCTGCTGATCACAGCTATCGACACTGAGGGCGGGTTATCTGATTTACTCTCGAAGGATCCGCAGATTGCCGAGCAGGCGAATATTGACAGAACCGACTTGCTGGAGGTTGCTCAGTACCTTGCGGAGATTGATAAACACGGGATTCTTGACATACAGCGGGTTCTTGATTTGTTCGAGGGGGAAGCTTCAAGAGCGGAAGCGCATGTCAAGATCTTGGCAAGCGGCAAGTTTGCTGTCGAGGCAGATGGTCAGATTCGACACTTCGAGGATTATGGCTCTGGTCTGATTTACGAAAAGTTTGATGCGGTAGAGCGCCAGCTTGCGGGCGAACAACCCACGGTGGCAGAAAAAGACCAACTCGAAAAGCAAAAACAATTCTTGGCCGAGCGGATCGCGCAAATGCGCCGGTCAATTGATAATGCGGAGCTGAGCCTGCTCCACAAATGGATCCCCACGGAAATTATCGCGGAGTGGTGGACAGAGAGCCGTGGCGTCCCTCCGGGGTACAGCCACATTGACATTACGCAGGAGAACGGCGTCTACCACGCGGCGTATGTGGCACCTGATGGGTCGCGGGAGCCGTTGATATATGCGCGGGAGCGCGAAGAGACGGACGATCCTAAGAAGCGATATGTATATAAGGGACCCAACATTGACGTGATTATGCGGCATTGGAACCCTCAAGGGATGCAAATCACTGACCGCCACGCGCAAGAGTTTGCCGCGTTCGAGCAGGACTTCAAGGAGTGGTGCTTAACGTCGAACCACGCCGAGGGTCTGGACGAGATGTATAACCGGACGTTCTTTGGAGACGTGCCGCGGGCGGTGGGATCTGCGCCATTGCAGCTCGAAGGGATGCGTGAGGGGATAACCCCCCATCATTTTCAAAATGAGGCCGCTCGGTTTTTCTTGGACCGCGGCAAAGGGATCATGGCGCTGGACGTGGGCCTGGGCAAGACGTTTGCGGCGATGATGCTGGCGCGGAGGCTTAAACAGACGGGCAAGACCCGCCGCCCCACGGTTGTTTGTCCAAAATCGGTTCTCGTCAATTGGGCCGAGGAATTAGAGTTTTTGTTTCCAGGATCGAAGGTGCTTGTAGTCGGAGCATCGCCCAAGCGGGATCGCAAGGGCAACGTCGTTATGAAGGATGGCAAGATTGTCTATCGGGACGACACCAATAATCGAGAGACAACGGCACGTAAGCTCACCGACATGATGCAGAATGACTACGACCTGGTGATCATGACCCGAGAGATCTTTCAGGGTATCTCTGTGAAAGAAGACACACTCCGCGACTTTACAGAGGGAGACTACTCGTTCCGCCGTGCGCGTGACCTAGCCGAGGCTCGTGGTAGAAAAACCAAGGAGTCGCAGGAGAAAGCGGAGGAACAGATCAAGGCCAATTACGATTCCCAGATTGCGAGTGGCTTTAAGGGCACGGGCGGTCTCCCCATCTTCTTTGAGGACCTGGGCATCGACGCGATCATTCCAGACGAAGCGCACGCATACAAAAACTTATATGGGCTGCCTCGAATCCGAGGCAAGAAGAAGCCGAAGCACATGGGCGGGGGGATGCAATCGCAGCGGGCGCGAGATATGCACCTAAAAGCGCGGTTGGTCCTGGAGCGACGGAAGGCAGGGGAGTCGAAGGAAGATCATCAGGCGCGTGTCGCGGCCATGCGGGCGCGTACAGGCGGCGAGCGCGGGGACGGCGTGTACTTCTTGACGGCCACGCCGACTCAGAATAGCCCGATTGAAGTCTACAATATGTTGGATATTCTCGCGCCCGAAGAGTTGGAGGCGCGTAGTATCCATGACGTTGAGGACTTTGTCACGAAGTATTGCGAGATCGAGGATCGCCTGGGCCTGGACGTTGGCGGAAATGTTGTAGAACAATCGGAGGTCGTGGGGTTCAAGAATTTGCCGGAAATCCAGGGGCTCCTAGCTAAGTATCAGATTTACCGCACAGCGAAAGACGTGGGTTTGTCCATTCCTGACGCGCCCCATACCCGCCATGTGTTGGACATGACGGATCAACAACAGGTGATTTACGACGATGTCCAGGCAGAGATTGAAGCACTGCGTGCGTCGGGCGAGACCGAGGACCAACAGAAAGCTTTTGGGATGCTGTCACAGCTTGAGAAGATCGCGATGGATCTAAGCTTGTATGATCCCGTGGCGTTTCCTGATGCGTGGCGGAAAGCCCCCAAGTACCTGGCGGTTAGAGACGCGGTTGTTTCCCGAATGCCAGAGACCAAGAAAGAAGCAAAGACAAAGATCAAAGAGCTGGAAAAGCAGCTTAAAGCCGCCCCCGAAGAAGAGCGCAAGGCTCTGCAAAAGAAACTGGATTATTATACATTGATCGCAGAGCGCGGTGGCGGGCACATTATCTTTTGTGATTATCACAGCGGGGGCTCTCAAGACCGAATCAAGCAACTCCTGGTGGAGGCGGGGATTCCCGCAGACGAAATTGCAATCGTTAACTCGAAGACCGCGGGCGCGTCGAAGCGGCAGGAGATCAGTAAGGATTTTAACGCGGGAAAAATCCGCGTCGTAATTGGGTCTAGTGTCATTGGCGAGGGCATAAATTTACAAAAAACGTGTACGGACATTCACCACGTCACGATCCCTTGGAACAATGCAATTGTTCATCAGCGTAATGGGCGCGGTGTCCGCCAGGGGAACCCCGCCGATACGGTGCAACTGCACGAATACGTGGCGCGGGGCACTTATGACGCCTACAAGGCCGCAACGGTCATGGGTAAAAAGGGCTGGCAGGACAAATTGCAAGGTGGCAGCGAGCGCATTGACATTGACTCTGAGAGCACGACACGTATGGAAGTCCTGATCGAGATCAGCAAGGATCCCGAAGCGGCCAGGGCCGAGTACGAAACGCAAATGATTGAAATGCGCGAGGCGTTCACGGCCAAAAAAGAAGCCGACGCCATTAAAACGCTCTCGGAGCTGCGCCGAATGCGTTGGCTATATGAAAACTCTTCTCCGAGCGAAATGAATGATCGGCGGCAGGCTAAAATCACGCAATTACGAAACCGTGCGCGAGGGAATCAGTTTCTACCCGCGCACTTGAAGGCGGCAATCGACGAGGATCGGGCGGGGTTTATTTCCGCAAAAGGCCAGGCATTTTTCGAGGGGCAGCTTATTCGCCGCGCTGGCCGTGAATACATCGTGGACGCTATTGACTATCGGAAAAAGCGGATCGTTATCAAGTCTGAGGACAACGTATCTCCGCCCGTGTTGAAGCAGAGAGCCAGCGAGCGCGAGAGCGAAATCCGCTCAGAGCTGTGGGGCACGGGTAAATATCAAAGCGACGGGCTTTATGGACAAGCTCGCGTGCTCGTGGATGAAAATAAAAAAGACACGCCCGAGTACAAGGCGCTCAAAGATCGCGTAGGCGCTCTTGAAGCCGAGTTGAAGAAATGGGAGAAAGAGCAAAAAGGAAAGCGCGGGGCGACTCCCGATCAGCCGTCGTTCGTGGAGTTGAACGCGGGAGGCGTATCGACACGCCCAGGGAATGAGGCCGATATTGTCACTAAGCAACTGGAGTCGGTCTACCAGGTCTCGTCTATGACTACTCGGTTTTCTTCGCGACAATTCGAGCGCCACGCGGACACAATGCAAGGGAAGTTGCAATCGCTGGTAGATAAGGGTGGCGGCTCCCAATATGACCGCGCCCCCGGCCTGATCGTTACCGCCGAGGGGGATATTGCCCGATACTTGGACGCTGAGTTGCCCCAGGGGGCGACCTGGTGGACGCCAACAGAGGCGGGTTTAGGCGCTTTGGCTCAGGCGATTGCGTCGGATTATGTTGAAGCGGGCTATCATCAACCGCTCAAGTCATACGACTGGTCGTGGGTTGCGCAGGACATGTCCGAATCAGGGCACCGCCTATCCGAGCTGTCGAAGACCTGGGCAAAATACAACCAGACTCCTGTGTGGGTCGCTTTTAACAAAAAGCTCAACCGTGAGATCCGGCACTTGCTTAAAGCAAAGGACGTGGCCCAAGAGATTGAGACGGAGGCTGCATGAACGAGGCGCTCGCAACGAATATCCTATCTATCCTAGCTGTAGATCACCTGTACTATCGTAACTTTGGTTGGTATTGGTGGGGCATTAAGCGCGAATTGAAGCGCCTGGGTCACGGTCCATCCGAGCTAAAGCATTTAGGCGACTATTACGACGGGTCCGTAGACGTGTACTATGCAGATCTAGAGATACCCGATATGATCGACGCGGCGTTGGTGCATCAGGATCAGCATCGGTTCCACAAGCGGAATAACTCGCGCTCGTTTCTACCTGACGGCGAGCCGTATATTTTGTTTGACGAAGACGCGGAGTGACACATGGGATGGTTCGACAAGTGGTTTGGCAGTGATGACACGACGGCGTTGGTGAAAGCCAAGGCGTCCGCCGTGCCGCAACCGACTGCCTGGAACCTTGACCCGATGGACTACACGCTTGGGACAATCTCAGGGGAGGCGTTGACGTACAGCGATTCGTCACGCGGCGTGGGTTACGATGTTCTTCGGTCGATGGCACGTACCCCCGTGGTCGCCGCTATCGTGAATACGAGAACCAATCAGGTAGCTGAGTTTGCCACCCCGCAGAGCGATCCGTATAGTTTGGGGTTTTCTATTCGTTTGCGCGACCGCGAGAAGGAAGTAACTGCGGAAGACCGAAAAGAGATCAGACGACTCACTGACTGGATAGAGACCTGTGGGGATCCTCGAATCTCGCCAGAGCTTGGGTTTGAAAGCTTCTTACGCCAGATCACCCGTGATTCGTTGATCTTTGACCAAGCGTGCTTCGAGGTCATTAAAAACCGAGGCGGCGGGGTTGCGGGCTTTGTGCCTGTCGACGGGGCCACGATTCGCAGGGCGCAAATTAGCGACGCCGAGCGAGCCCAGGGCAGGCGGTCGCTCGACACGACTAGCTATGTGCAAGTCGTAGGGCAAAAGGTCGTGGCCGAATTTACCGCGGCAGAGCTTGCGTTCGGAATCCGCAGGCCGCGCACTTGGGTTAAAGCGAATGGATATGGGTTCCCGGAGCTAGAAGAGCTGGTGCGAACGGTCACGGCGTTGCTCGCA